CATCAAAAAGTGAATGAAATCATGAAAAGTATTGGTTTCTCGCGTTATGCGGTTGCTGATTTATATGAAGATGATACACAAATTTTTCATTACGCGATGCGATTCGCGAAAGGAGTGGAGTTATAAATGGCTGGAGAAATGATTAAAATTAGTTCGACTGTCGGTGTAGATAGCCTTGTTTACGCTACATTATTGAAAGATGATGCAGCAGGTGTTACCTACGATACAGTAAAGGAAATGGAAGGCGCTGTAAAGATTAAAACATCTAAAAAAGTAGCTTCTGAGATTATGTGGAGCGATAACAAAAAGTCCGAAATTGCTGAGTCTGACGGAGAAGTAGAAGTAGAAATTGAACTTCGTAGTATTTCGCTATCAACGAAAGCAGACATTGAAGGATATCCAGAAGTNNAAAGGCTCGTTCATTGAACGTGATTTTGATGATAGACCGAAATTTACTGCCGATGCTGATGAACCTACATTCACAAAAGCCGTGGGAGATAATTGGTTTAAAAAGGTTTACGAAAAAACAGTAACTCAACCACCATCTGGTCAGTAAGAGGGAGCGTTTGCTCTCTCTTTTTTATTAACTAAGGAGGAATAAACTATGAAATTAACTTTACGAATTGATGGAGAAAATCAAATTTTTAATATGCCAGGATTTATCCCGGCACGTCTTATACGCCAAGCCCCTGAGCTTGCTGAAATTCCAAACAATCCCGGTCCAGAGGATATGGATAAAATGGTCCAATTCGTAGTGAAAGTGTACGATGGTCAATTTACATTAGATCAATATTGGGATGGTGTGGATGCTCGTAAATTCTTATCGACAACTTCAGATGTAATCAACGCGATTATTAATGAAACTGTGGAAGCAGCTGGTGGTAATCCTGGAGCTGGAGAAGAAGAAAACCCAAACGCGTAGAGGGAGGAGGGCTGAAGTTCAATGAGTTTATGGACGAGCTCTACCTCTCTTTATTACGTCAAGGTTATAAACATCATCATATCGATAATGAAATGGATATTTGGCATTATTTAAGGCTGAATCGAAAGCAACGTGAACAAGATCATTCAAATGTTGAAGACAGGAATTCGAATGAAATTGAAGTTCCAGCAGAAAACATTATCTAGCAAGGAGGTGAGACATTGGCCAATGAAATGAACAATCTGGTAGTTAGACTTTCTCTTGATAATGTAAATTTCCGTCAAGGTATAGCCAATTCGGGAAGAGCGGTAAGGACATTACAGAGCGAATTGAAATCCGTAAGTACAGGGATGGGCGGTTTCGCTAGTGCTAGTCAACAAACACAAGCGAAAATGGATACGCTAAGTAGGCTCATTGACGCACAAAAAGAAAAAGTTAGGGCATTAAGACAAGCATATGAGCAAAATAAGGCGAAATTAGGTGAAAATGATGCAGCAACCCAGCGATATGCTTCGCAGGTCAATAAGGCAGTTGCTGATTTAAATAGATTTGAAAATGAATTAAAGCAAGTCAATAAGCAAGCTGAACAAAAAGGGATGGATAAGTTACATAACTCTTTAAAATCTCTACAGGCTGAATTTCAGTCTATTACAACAGGTATGGGCGGTTTTTCCAATGCAACGGAACAAACACGAGCTAAAGTTGATGTTTTATCTCGTACGGTAGATAAACAAAAAGAAAAAATTAGGGAACTTCAACAATCCTATAATCGAGCCAAGACAGAAGAAGGGGAAGCAAGTCAGTCAGCGCAACGATACGCTGAACAAATTCATCGGGCAACAGCTGAACTGAATCGCTTTGAAACACAATTACAACAGGCAAACCGTGAATTGGATCAGCAGGGAAATCGCCTTCTACATTTCGGGAATCGAATGGAGTCATTGGGTAATCATTTGCAAAATGCTGGAATGCAGATCGGCATGGTATTTGGTGGCATGACGTATGCAATTGGTCGAGGTCTAAAATCAGCTGTGGAAGAATCCATGAACTTTGAACAACAGATGGCTAACATAAAAGCGGTATCTGGTGCGACTGGACAAGAAATGAGTAAACTCTCCGAATTAGCTGTTAAATATGGGGAAGATACAAAATATTCTTCTGTAGAAGCTGGAAAGGGGATAGAAGAATTAATAAAAGCTGGTGTTGGCTTAACAGACATCATTAATGGTGGATTAGAAGGGGCTCTAAACTTAGCGGCCGCTGGTGAACTTGAACTAGGAGAAGCAGCAGAAATTGCTTCAACCGCCCTGAATGCATTTAAAAGAGACGGTTTAAGTGTTACAGATGCCGCGAACTTACTTGCAGGAGCCGCTAACGCTTCAGCCACTGATGTACATGAACTGAAATATGGTTTATCAGCATCCGCCGCAGTTGCAGCTGGAGCAGGTATGACGTTTAAAGATACAGCAACAGCTTTAGCGGTATTTGCTCAAAATGGTTTAAAAGGTTCTGATGCAGGTACTTCACTAAAAACAATGCTTATGAGGTTGAACCCATCTACGAAAGAAGCATATAACAAGATGAAAGATTTAGGCCTTATCACTTATAACGCGCAAGCTGGATTTGATTTCTTAGTACAAAATGGTATTACCCCTGCTTCTAGAAGTGTAGGAGATATCGAAACGGCGTTAGAAAAATATGTAATGAAAACTGAAGGAGTTACAAAATGGAATGATAAATGCGATACTACATTCCGGGAGTTAGCTACAAGTTCAGCTTTCTTATCATCAAAATTTTACGATCAACAAGGGAAAATCCAAAGTTTAGAAAATATATCTGGAATTCTGAAAGCATCCATGAAAAATTTAACAGACCAACAACGAAGTATGGCTTTAGAAACGTTATTCGGATCAGACGCAGTTCGTGGTGCAACGATTCTGTTTCATGAAGGCTCACAGGGTGTAAATAAAATGTATACTGAGATGTCTAAAGTAACCGCTTTGGAGACAGCTAACACGAAAATGAACACGTTGAAAGGCCGTATGGAACAATTAAGTGGAGCATTTGACACAATGAAAAAGACAATTGGTGATGCACTAGCTCCTGTAGTTAGTGTTTTTGTTGCTGGTTTACAGAAACTTGTGGATGGCTTCAACGCTTTGCCTGGTCCTGTACAAAAAGCAATAGCCATTACAGGGGGGATTGTTCTTGCACTAACAGCAGTAGCAGCGGCAATAGGGGTAGTTCTTGCAGCAGTTGGGATGATTATGTCAGGAATTGGAGCATTAGCAACATCATTAGGAATTGTTGGTGGGGCTGCGGGTCTTGCTAGTGCTGCGGTTGGATTTTTAGGAAGTGCAATAGGTTTATTATTTGGTCCAGTTGGCTTAATAGCAGCGGCACTTATTGGAACTGGTGTTGTCGCATATAAAGCTTATCAAAAAGCAACTGAGGATAGTATTGATTCTGTGGATCGATTTACTACAAATACAGAAGGTAAAGTAAGTTCATCCACAAAGAAAGTTCTTGGTGATTATTTCAAGTTATCTGATGGTATTAGACAAAAGTTAACTGAAATGAAACTGAATCATGAAGTAATGACGACCGAACAAGCTCAAAAACTTGGTCAACAATACGATCAATTAACTGAGAAAATTCTTACAAAAGTTGATGAGCGCAAGCAAAAAGAAACGGAACGATTGAGAAAATTGTTTGCTGATTCATATGTTCTTACGAGTGAAGAGGAAAATAAAAGGCTAGAGTTATTACATCAAAAATATGAAGATGAAAAAATAAAAGTAGCAGAAAAAAACCGGAAAATAAAAGAGATTCATGATGTAGCGGCATCAGAACATCGAGAAAAGACACATAGTGAGAATGTTGCTATTCAAGCTCTACAAGACGAAATGGATAGAATAGCTGTTCAGCACATGACACAAAATCAGATGGAGCAAAAGGTTATTCTTGAAAATATGCGTGTGCAAGCTAGTGAAATTTCAGCTAGACAAGCAGTGGAAGTTGTACAACATAGTGCGGAAACTAGGGATAAAGTGATAGCTGATGCTAAGAAAACTCGTGATGACAAAATAGCGGAAGCTATTCGTCAACGTGATGAAATGGGTGGGTTGAACGCGCAAGAAGCTGATGCCGTAATCGCAGAAGCCAAACGTCAGTATGACAGTACGGTTTCAACAGCGAGAGACAAGCATACTGAAATTGTGAATGAAGCAAAAGCACAGGCTGGTGAACACGCAAATCAAGTAGACTGGGAAACTGGTGAAATAAAATCGAAGTACCAAGTTATGAAAGATGATGTTGTTCGAAAAATGCAAGAAACATGGTCAGGTATAACAAAATGGTGGGAAGAAACAAAAACTTCGGCCAGTAATACGGTAGAAGAAATAAAAAATACAGTTTCAAGAAAATTTGAAGAAAAGAAAAAGGCTGTTACTGATAAAATGTTAGAAATAAAAAGAGGCATTGAAGATAAGTGGAATGAAGTTGAGAAATTTTTCAGTTCAATAGATTTATCCTCAATTGGTTCATCGATTATAGAAGGACTTGAAAAAGGATTAGATTATGCATCAGGTGGTCTATATAGTAAAGCGAAAGAAATTGCAGGAGAAATTAAAAGGACAATTTCAGGTGCGTTAGAAGTAAATAGTCCGTCAAAAGTAATGATCCCTGTTGG